TACTTCAGATAGTGCAGCACCAGTGTAAACCCCAATATACTCACCAATCGTATCGTTCACCTTAATCGCTTTTACAGATGCGGCTAAGCTTGCAACAATCTCAAGTGGATTAGATGCAGATGCAGGAATGCTTGTCACCGATGCATCAAGCACTGGTGTTGTATCAATGAAGTCCACCACATCAAGGCCAGGTACAGTCTTAATCGCTGCTTGATCTGATGCGACTACCACTCGTAGAGTTTGAGCCCCTGCATTTCCAGCATTAAAATCAGCAGCACCTGAAGCGTTACCAAGCTGTGAAGCTACTCGTAAAGCGCCTGTAGATACTCCAAAATCATTAGCAAGCTTGCTATCAATGGATAGAACGCTGCCAGCGATGCCTGAAGTATCAGATGCAATGTTAGTTGTGTTTGTAGCAATCTGAGCTGTATCAAGCTGAATGTTGACAGTATTCGTTACAAGCGTGTTTGTATCACCTACGATATTTCCAGTATCTGCTTGAATGAGTGCAAGTGTAGTCTCAGTAGCGGCACCTGTAGGTAAAGAGATTGTGCCAGAGATATTATTGATATCCCATGTACCACTTTGAGTTACAGCAAGAGGTGCTCCAAGCTTAGTATCAATCGCCTGTAACGTTGTCTCTGTAGCTGCACCTGTGGGTAGAGATACTGTGCCCGATACATTAGTAATATTCCACGTACCGCTTTGCGTTGCAGGGAGCGCTGCTTGATCTGTAGCAATTACTGTACGGATTGTTTGAGCGCTTGCATTGCCAGCATTAAAATCAATTAATCCACTCTCATTACCAAGCAAAGATGCAGTAAGAATAGCAGCTGGTGAGCTATTCCAATCGTTCATGATCTTGCTATCAATTGACGATGTGTTTGCATCAATCGCGCTTAAGTTTGATTGAGCTGCTTGAAGAGTAACCTCAGTAGCATAATCTGTGGGTAAGTTACTTACCTGAGCAATCGCTTCACCAGTGCCATCTGTTTTAATAGCACGTACAGCTGCACCATCGTAGCCACCAATTACCTTTACTTCAGCAGGTAATGGATCACCTACAGGCGCTACAGCAAGCTCAGCAACACTCACAATAGCAGTACCATCAGCGTTAACTAATGGATAAACATGGCGTAATACTTTTAGAGATACACCAGCTGCAAGTGCTGCGCTCAGATCCTCAGCTAATACTAACTCAGTAGCGCTTGTAACAGAGTGAACCTTTACTTGCTGTGGCGATAAGGCACCACTCTCAATGCTGATTACATCACCCTTGCGTGCACCATGCGCTGCTGCTGTGATAACAATAGCCTTAGTGCAGCCTGCTGCTGTGGTAGCAGTGCCTACCTCAAAAACAGTTTGATGAGCTAACACAGATAAACCGTGTTGGCCTTCTCTCACTGGCTCTACTGTAGAAAACTCGGATGATAAACGATCTAGTTTTGCTTGGCTTGGATAGCCTTTTGGTGTGCTCACAGCCTATGCTCCTTCCCTGGGCAGTCTTAGTGCTTAAGTAAAGATTAAACCCTTCTAATCTTTTTTCAATACTTCAGCGCTTTTTTTATCCAAATACTCTTTCAAAATCTTTACTGCGTTTGCTACCTGCTGATGGCTCGCTAAATTCATAGGTGCCATTGCAGATGCCTGAGCTAATAAGTCGAGTGCTTGATATTCATTCATGCTATCTTTTAAATCCACTCCCTGCCAAGAATGCAATAGCTAATTGAATTTGCACCATCGCGTATGCACTTGGGTTTGCCATGATCATTAACGCTAACGTTTTATTCATCATAAATTTACCCACGCTCCACCATCGTAATAAGATAGCTGGCTTAACGTCGTATCAAACACCATCATACCAGCAATCGCGGTTAATGCGTTCTTTTGCACAGTGCTCATGCGAGATAAAACCACTGCCTTAGTAGTACTCTCTACCTCTAAAGCTACACTCGCATTTGCTACGGTATCAGTGCCGCATACCTTCACAGCACCAGCAAAGTAGTTCTGTGCTGAAGTAGGCTTTGAGTATACACCCCAAATATTAGTACCTACATCACCAAAGGGCATATCAAACCAATACCCTACCGTATTAGTTACTGTGGTAGTGCCGTTTGGAATGGCTAGCGATGAGCAAAGGTGTACGTTACTGATAGTGCCACCACCAGCACCAGCATCTAAGCTAATGGCAAATGCAGCTCCACCGATAAGATCAACCGTTGATCCTGCTCCCATCGTTACCACTGCTGGCAAGCCAAGAGCTTGAACACCTAAGAATGCAGTACTTACTGAAGCGTTCGCTCCCACATTCAAAAGCATTGCTGTGTTGATACCAAGTAAGTCCGCTGCCGTAAGTGTAGCATTGGCAGCTACCGTAGGATTAGTAACAAGCTGGTCAATAGATGCAGGGGTACCTGTACCACTTACAAGCGCCTGAGATGCATACGATGTGAGCTTACCAATATTCAGCGCACCGCTAAACTGAAGTGCACCATCAATCTGTACATCACCTTTAAAATAAGCAGCCTTAGCAGAACCTGGATCAATACCACCAGCAAAGCTAACGGGCCCAGCTGCTACCTGAGCATTAGATCCAACACCACTAATCGTAGTAGTAACCGTAGAGCCAAACCCTAAAGTAGCATCAGCAGCTGCCTTAATTTGAGTAGCAGTGCTTACTCCACTTTCCATGTGAACGGTAATAGCAAGGCCAGCTATCGTTACACTCTCATTGCCAGCCGTGGTATCATCTACAAATTCTATCGTGTAACTATTGTTGTAAGATCCAGCTTCATTAAACGTAAACGTTAAGTCTTGAACTACTTTTGAGGCTTGAACACCTGCATAGTTAGTAACGTTATCTACTACGTTTACCGCTATTCCTTGGATATTGCCCTTGTTAAGCGTCACGGTAGGATTGAAATTAAACCCTGCCATGTAACCGCTATTTAAAGTACCAATCGTAGGATAGATACCAACACCTGTAAAACCAGCATTGCCCTGTAGTGTTGTGATGTTGGTATTTAAGTTAATCCCGCTATACCCGTTACCTGTTTGAATAGCTCCAATGGTGGGGCCAATGCCCATGGAAGTATACCCTAAAGCATCTATTGGAATATTAGTAAAGTCACCAAAAGCAGTAATGTAATGCCCACCAGTTACAGCAGATGATGCATTAAACGTTGGCTGAAAGATGTAGCCTTGCATTGGCCCATTCAGCGTTACGTTTGCATTTACATTTGTAAAAGCTGAGTAATACAAAATACCTTTTGAGTTAATTGCATCAGTACCATTGCCCATGTTGTAGTACTGATTAACACCATTGATACCACCGATATCTGATGTGCCTTGATGTGTAGCACCTATATTTACGATGCTAGCGATATTTCCGTTTGTACCAAGAGTAAATCCAGTACTATTTGGATCAATCGTAGCCTGGATACTTAACCCATTCATGCTATCGTCTGGGCTATTTTGTAATGGATCTAGCTCAAAGTTTAGAGCGTGAAATGTGTTACCACCTAGATCATCATTTTGATAAGTTAGGTTTTGGTTTAATCCACCTGTAGCTGTGTTGATATTCCAGCCAGGTAAACTAACAACATCCCCAGCATTATCTACACCCACTACTGTGTTTGATGTTAATGGCTGAATACCATCAAGATCCGTAATAGCTATCTGTGCAGGGTCTACATCCACACTCACAAGTTTATTAGGTACATCATCTACTACTGTGACCTTAGCCGATCCAGCAGCGATATTCTTAAACTGTAAATCTACGCCAACTTTGCTATCAAAAAGACCTATGCCCCCAGTGCCCTGATTAGATGCGGTATTGGCTTCACCGCTTCCACCACCACCACTAGAGGCTTTTTCAAAAAAACCAGCAGCCACCAGTTTTGGAGTGCCACCGCTTGCTGCATAAGTCGTGCAGTCAAAGTAAAGCTCATCTACAAGCGAGATATCTACAGTGGTACCTGAGGTAGCGCCTATAATAATAGCTAAGTTTGTCCAAGCAGTTTGCTTAGCAATCTTGCCTCTCACTCTGATAACGTTACCACCACCTACATTTTCTACTACTACACGTAGCTGATTTTCAGCACGCACATTGAATGGACTTGCACCACTTGCTGCAATATCCCCTGTAGCAGTAAATTGCTTTTCAATGCCAAACTTTGCGTTAGCATCTTTCAATAAACTTATGCCCATGGCCTTAGCTCCCTTTTTTATCGCTTGCCCTGGACTTGCACCAGGATCTCTCTACCTAACGTCTTAGAGTAGAGCGCTCTTCTGTTAAGCTAACAAGCGTAATCTTTTTTAGGTTTCGTCTACTGCATCAGATCCAAGCACCATAACGTGGAAATCCACATCTACAGCAGCAGGTGAGCCAGCTACAGTACGTGCTTTAATCGTTACAGCCGATGCGCTTACTGCACTGATGTGCATAGCTACATCTTGAGCCATAGGCATTGCCACCACTTGTGGCACACGTGCAAAAGGCTTAGCAAAGGTGAGAGTGTAATCACCAGTGCCGTTATCTGTGAGAGTAGCATCTTGAGCACCTGCTAAAATTGCAGCAGTACCAGTGCCATCTACACGTAAGCCAATCATTCTAGGTAAACGTTGTGTTCCTTTAATCTCTCTTAACATAGTAACCCCCCGTGAGTGTAAGTGAGGATGCCCACACCATCCCTAATGTGGACACCCTCTAAGCGCTTATCTTATTAAACTGCCAATCCAGTCAAAACGCCATGGAATGAAGGCACGATGTACGATTGCAAGTAGCCACCGTAACGAGCTTCATAAACGTCTTCACCAGCTTTACGCAAAAACACTGTTCCATCATCGTCAAACCAGCCGAAGCCAGGACGATGCATGATTTCAATGTAGTTATCATTAAGGAAGTACATACGATCGTCTTCAACAAAACGATCTGCAAACACCCCTACAGGGCCAGCGTTACTCATAAACTCAACACCAGCAAAAGAGATTTTGCCTTTGAGTTCTGGTGAACGAGGCTCAACAATGTATTGCTTTTGGTCTTCGAGAAGGTTCAAAAGCTTACGATATTGAGTGTAAGAAGTGATGATAAGGTTAGGCACCTTACCCGATTGTTTTTCAACTCCGAGCATCACTTCATTCATGTAATCGGTAGCAAGACCAGCTCCACCAGCAGCTTTTTGGAATGCCTTCCAGCGACGAGCAATGGAAATTCCATATTTCGAGCCGGAGGTAGCATCCAACACGCCTTTCAAACCTTCAGGATCGTTATCCTTAGATTTTTGCATGTGGAAATATTTGTTGGTAGGTACTGGAGATGGGCCAGCTACAAGAGCTGCCAATCCAGCAGAGGTACCGACAAGCTTAACGGTCTTGGAAGCAGGGATTACTTCTACTACTTCAAGGTTCGTGGTCTCAGTATCGTAGTTAATGAAATCCTTTTCTTCCCAGTTAGCTTCTTTCCAGCTAGCCGCTCCGATTACGACGATGTAAGGCGAGCCAGTGGTACCAGCACCAGTTACGTTGGTAGCGCCATCACCAGCGCCCAAAGCTCCGGTAGCATCGTTAAACAATGCGCGGCTCATGTTGCGCATCCAGCTCTCTACGCCTTTTTGCACAGAGTGCTTGGTTAAGCGAACGAATGCACCTTCATCGTTCTCAGCAGCTTTAATTGCTTCACGGTCAATTTCAATAACCGAGTACATTTTCTTAGCCGATAGTTGAGCGTCCTCATAAGAGGCAGAGTTAGCAGTAGGCAAAGATCCCGAGCCAACACCACCAGAGAACGAGGTAGGCACAGCAATATCCATGCGCTTACCAGTGAATTCATAAGATTTCTTAACACGTCCTAAAAGAACGTTAGAAGAGTTATACACATTATCCGACAATTTACCGTACTTAATCTTAAAAAGATTAGTTGCGGTGCTTAAATTAAAGCTCATTTATCCTCCCTTGGATTAAACTAGTTCATCAAAATTTAATGGTTCGTGGCGTGGGTTAACTGCCTTTGGTGCAGCCGATCCCATACCTGTTACTTTTTTTGCTAGCTTTTCGGCTTTGCTTACAGATTTCACGCCATAGACTGATTTTACAATCTCAGCGATATCCGCTTCACTTAAGCCTTGAGCTACTTGTGTGGCTCGAATACTTTCAATCGCATCGCTTAGTTTGGCATCCTCAAAATCAGGCTTAGCCTCTAATAGACTTTTATGAATGAAGGTTCGGGCCTTCAATTCCTTCACATACAACCCCACAGTCTCAGGGGTGATATCACTAACCCCATGCTGCTTCAGCTGATGGTAGGCATCGGTAAATTCACTCTCACTCATTCCACTCTCAGAGATTACTTTATCAATCCTAGTCTGAAGGTTAGCTTTAATTTTAGCCTCTTCAGCTCTCGATTGATGCTCAGCTTCTCTAGCGCGTAATGCTTTGAGCTCTTCACCCTCTAGCATTGCAGAAATCTCCTCTGGAGTTTTTCCCTGCATATGCGTTGCTGTATCTACTAGGCGTTTTAGGTAGGCTTGTCTAATCTCAGTAGGATTAGCGCCAAACTCCTCTGCAAGCACTTGGAGCGCACCGATGGTGTCACCCTTTGTTACAGCGGTATCATAAAAACGCTTGATAGCAGTCTCAGTCTTACTTCTTTCAGTCTGATAGGCTTTGCGCTGAACGTCAAGCTCACTGAAGCGCTTATCGTAGGCTACCTTACCAGAGTAGTTATTTAATAATTCTTGGATCTTTACAGGTACAGGCTTGCCGTCAATCGTAACATCCACCATTGCATCAGGATCAAGGTCTAGTTCGGCATCTGCTAGCTTTGCTTTGAGTAACTTCTTAGCCTTAGCCTGAGCATCCTTCTCAACCTTTTTATCTTTAGGCTCAGCCTTCTCTTTAGGTTCTTTTGCCTCTTTGGGTTCTTTTGTCTCTTTGGGCTCTTTAGCCTTGCTCTTGCCCTTATCTAGAGAACCTACCCGCTCTAGCTCATCAAAGTCTGTAACGCCTGTGCCTGTAGCTACGATAGGTTCTGGTGCTGCTGCTGTGTTTGTATTTACATTTACGCCTTCACTCATTTAATTCCGCTCCTTTTGGCTTACGGTTATACTGTTTGGTTTTCTACTGGTGGCATCGGTGCATTCATGGGCATACCCTGATCCTGCATCTCTACAGGTGGCATTGGCTCAGTAATCGGTGGTGCTGGTGGTGCTACCATAGCTTCCTGAGGCGCTGGCATTCCTTGGCTCATGGGCCCTGGGCTTGCCATCATCGCAGCCTCTTCTGTAGCTGCCATCGTAGCAATATCAGGCATTACAAAAAACATTGGGAAGCCCTTAAGCGTTGCAAGCTGTGCCTTAAACTCAGGCTCCTTCATTGCCTTCTTAGCCATCAAGTACTCATGCGCTTGGATATGCTCTACCATCAGCTTTTGTACTTCAGCTGGGATGCGGTTTTTAAAATCCCAAGACCGCACTCGAATGGCGTGCATCTGCCAGTGTTGAATATGGTCTTCATACTCTTGAGGCTCAGCACAAGGAAGCGGGCTCTCTGGGTTAAGTAGCGCCTCGTTCTCTGCCTCAGCAGCACGCACAGATGCTGTAGCTTGATCCATAAACTTTTTCTCTTGGCCAAAGTCTAATAAATCGAGCAAGCGCTCTTCTGTAATCGAGTTTGGTGCAGCTTCTCTTAGATCTAAAAGCGTTTGAATGCGTGCAGCTTTAGACTGTGGAAGGGCTGAGCTATTCTGTACTCGAATATCGTAAGCCTTAGATAAATGCTTTGGATCAAACGCAGTAGTAGTCCAGGCTTTATCTTGGCCCATAATTCTAATCATGCGCTTTTCATCTTTAGAGTAAAAGTCTGCTGCTACTGCGATAGTTAATTCTGCAACATCCTTTAGCCAATCGTTATAGCGTAGCACGTCCTCATTCTGCCGCTCACTCTCTTGCTCAGCTAAGAATTGGAGCGCAACACCTGCTTTAATACCTGGGGGTGGCTCACCACGAGAGACACCATAAATACCATACACCTGCTGCATTTCTTCTTTGAGCTTCTCTCTAAAGCTAAACATCTCAGGTGCAGTAGGGTTCATTTGTACAAGCTGAGGCGCGATAGGGCCCTTGTATTGTACAATCGTAATATCATTACCAAGACTTTCAATCTTAGCTGAGCCCGCTGGCATCATCCACTTAGGATAAGCTACAAGCATTTGGTTTTTTATAATCGCATTTGTTGCATTGTTATACACACCATGGATCGGGCTAATTAAGTTAATCCCGCTGTAGCCATGAATTTCATGTGGCAGGTTAACATCAATTAAGCGTGCGCATGGGAAGCGCCTATGCGAGTACTTTGATGGTGTATTCTTAACGATGCCTTTAGATGTAAAGATAATCTCTCTACCCTTTGGCATAGCTTTGGTGCGCTTATGGTAGAAGTGCCAGAGTACCACTTCATTCTTTCTAGTCTTACGTACTTGAAGCTTTTCATGATCATAGATAATCGCGTTTGGATCTGCACCGATGTTATGCGCACCCTCTGGGTAGCGTAAGCGAGCCTCTTCTACCTGAAGTACCTCACGCCAAAATATGTAGTTACTATCCTCATAGCGCGTTTGCTTATCTACAAGCACATCTGTGGTGCGAACTAGTCTATAGGTTACATCACCCTTATAAACGGGCCCAGTGATAACAATAGGCTTACCTTGCTCATCAAGCATAGGATTTCCTTTGCCATCCATGAGAGTGACTGAGCCTTCAGCTTTAAGCTTCTCTTGCATATCAGCATCAAACTCCCCAACGTACTCACCCTTTTCTTGATCCCACTCTACAAAGAGGTAAGCCTCGCCATCTACTTTACACGCCTGTACAAACTCAGGCTGTAAGATGCCATCAAAGCGCTGGGTGTACCAAATGTAGGATAACCAGCCTTCAATGTTTTCTGCTGCAAGCTTATCTTTAAACTCATCGTTAGATGGTAGTACTGCAATGCCAGGACGATACTTAATTAAGCGAGATACCTTTTGCTGAACCAAGTCAAAAATCTGATTGACGGTAATCTTTTGGATTTGGGTAGCGTGCTGGATGAAGCGCTCTTCTCTAGTCTCTTGCTGCACGTACTGCATTCCGCGGTAAAGAGCTTGGCAGCGTAGGATGCGAGTGAAGCGCTCACGGTTTTCTTCTTTGAGATATTCAACCTCACCCCACAGCCATTGTTGGATTGCTTTTTCTTGAGCTGGATCATCTAGGTTAATCGTCCATAAAGCCTTATCGGGGCGTGCTGTGTACTGCTGATCTACCTCTTGGAATAGGTCAATATTGGATGCCATGGCTTACCTCACATTATGTTTTTGAATTCTTGGAAATCATCTTTAAGCTTATCTTGAGTAGCTTCACTCACTCGTTCAAAGTCTTGCTTAGTAGGATCTAAGAACGTGACTTTATGTGTGCTACGTTTGAATGCTTCAATTTCGATTAAGGATTTTACTGATGCGACTAGTGCACCGCTAGCTAGGATGGTAGCAAGGGTGCTAAACAGGATAGCGGTAAATAACATGCTACATATCGTCTAGCATTAACATTCCAAGCACAAGCAAAATTGACAGTATGAAGAAAGGCACACACTCCATTTTAGAATAGTGCCCAGTCTTGATCCTCTTGTAAACCGCTCCACTCCTCCCAGTCGAGAGGTAGCTTTTCTGGCCTAGGCATATCCTCAGGCTCAATTAACTTTTCTTCTTCAGTAGTGAGTGTGTATGCATCTGCTGCTAGGATGTAGCGCACTGTGTCTATGCAGTTGTGGACAAGTATGCCTGATGCAAAAAACTCGGGCACATCTTCTACCGATAGATCGTATGTATCCTCGCTGTTACCTAGTCTAGCTACGCCTACTACTTTGTGCGCAGGTTCTTGAACAGTATGTTTTTTTGAAGTATTTGTTAACGGTAAACTCTTTTCCACACTGCTTGCATGATCTCTGTTCGTTATCCACGCCCGACTTTCTTCTCCACGCTGCCCTACAGTTATTTCCGCAAAACCTGCTTGTACCTGATTTGAGGCTAAAACTATCCGCCTGATATTCTTTGCCACATTGTTCGCAAACAGTTTTACATTTAATTCTATTTTCTTTGCCAAAGACCTTTTGACCGTGAGCCTTATGCCATTTATTGCCTTCTTTTCCCTTGTGCCATTTTGTTGCCAGTGGCCTAATCCTCTCAAGATTTTCAAGCGCCTCTTTTGACCTGCCCCTATCCGATCTTTCTTCAGCGTGCTCTTTGTGATGAACCTCAGAGTGAATGCACTCAAGATTTTCAATGGTGTTATTAAGTGGATTGCCGTCTTTGTGATGTACGTGATGATCTTCTGGTATTTCACCATGATGATAAATCCACATTGCCCTATGAAGATATCGTTCAACACCATTCCTAATGTGTTGTGTTGAACACCTAAAGTAGTTGGAATATTCACCGTCTCTTGATTTTCTTTGACGTCTGTACTCGATGCCGTTGAAAACGATTTTAAACATTCATCCGACGATACTATTATATCACCATATCGTAAAGCATCTGCTTCAATCCACCCTTTGTTTTTTGTGTAAATCTTGTGATCGGGAGTGCACTTCAGCACAGATCCATTTGAACACTGAATTTTTACTATCTCTCGTTTACCCATGTATGCTGATGCTGTAACGCGTCTAAACCCTTTGCGTGTTAGAACTAAGTCACCAGCAATAATATTTTTAATGGGCTTTTTTCCTTCCGATGTATCTACAAGCTCTTCTCCAGCAATACAATGATCCCACTTCTTTGGGATGTTGCCATTCTTATCTTTGTAGTAGTTATCAAGCTCCCACCAAAACTTTTTACAGCGCTCCGATATGAATATCTTTTCAGCGTTTAGAATATCTTTGATGAGTGAGATGCCATTAGCTTTATCGTTCATAGCCTTCTGAGATGGCTCCCAAGCCTCACCAAAGGCCTCAAGCGCTTCATTTCTAAACCAGCTCTCTGCCTCATCGTAAATTAAGCGCCATCTAAAATCATCGTCGTAGAGCTCCTCACGCATCCTCTTAAAGCGTGGGCATATCTGCTTTACACTCATAGCTGCTTGCTCAGTCTCATACACCTCATCCATTACATAAATAATCCGATTGAATGGGTTTATCCCTATGAACAAACCTGCAAACACTGAGGATGCAGCTGGATCGGCACCATTAAACCAGTGGAGCTTTTTACGATCGCGCCTAATCTGAGACACCATCCACTCATGTGGCCTCTTATGTTTAGCCTCATCTAACATTGGGAATATCTTGTTAGCGCCACCTTTGATGTAGTTTGCCTCATACTCGCGCTCCCACACATCAGCCTCACCACGCGCTACAAGCTCAGCCTTTTTCTTAGCTAACCATTCCCTTGAGATATGTGGGTTAGCAGATGATGGGGCCCTAAAAAACTTCTTATCAGCTGCCTTCTTATACTCCTCCATGAGGCTAGTGAATTGGCAATCTCTGTCTGGTGGCGTGCCGATTAGAAGAAGTGGTGCATCGTGTGCAGCTCGGTTTGGATCGAATGCTACGTAAAACTCTTCTCTAAAGTCTTTAAACTCATCAAAGATCACAAGGCCATTAGGCTTCACACCACGATATGCTTCTACGTTATCTGAGCCATCCACCTTGATGAACGAGCCGTTAATGAGGTTAATCCGCATGGTGATACTGGATGGCTGGCCATCGCGGTAATTCTTAGGCATAAAGCCCGCTAGCCTATTATTAGCCCATAGAATTTCTCTGGCCTGCTTTGCATAAGGTGCAAAGTAATAGCACTGAGAGTTAGGGAATGTGAGTGCGTATCGCCATAGAAGGTAGATGGCTAGCTGTGTTTTACCAAAGTTACGACCAGCGCATACAAACACATCTTTGCAGTTATCTGTGAGGATTGATCTACCGATATCAATCTGCCCCTGATGAGGCATAAATTTTGAGTGTAGATCCTTAATGAGTTTAGCATAGGCATCTGCACGAGCTGGGCTTTTACTGTAAAGCTCTTCTAGCTTGTCACTCATCTTACTTAACTTGGATCATTAGCTTTACGATTTCTAAAAGCGCATCTCGTTCGCCCTCAAGCTTAATTGCTTGCCTCATGATGATTTCATGTTGGTGCTTACATGTGGCTAGGGCATCGGTGAGCATGGCTTTATCCAAGAGGATCTTTTTCAATGATGATGCCTTCTTCTTCTGCAATATCTCTTTCTGGTGGTTCAACTTCTGGTGGAATTCCATTTTTGTACTCTTCAATTTTTACCTCGACAGTCTTTTTAATGAACGGATCTACGTTAACTGCATCTCTTAAATCGGTGATAGTGAATGGGTTAGACTGAGCCTCTTCAGTGGTCTCATCTTTGATTAGCCCCTCTAGTACCTGCTTAGGTTTGCCATAGAGCCTATCGAAAAAGAAGTTAAGCCTAGCTACATCTGCCTCTTGGATGCCCTTAAGCAGAATGGAGATTAGGGCAAGGTCTACCGAGGATGTGTTAGGATCTACGAGCTTTTCCTGTAGCTCTTTTGCTGTGCAGTCGAGTAGGTGCGCTACCTTCTTTCTAAACTCACCAATGGCAAGCCTTTGCACTGCAATCGGTAGTGTACTTCTCGGACCTCTTTGGTATGTCATTATTTCCGTCTAATTCAATCTAGTAATACTTGACACATTCAGCAGTGTATCAAAGTCAATTTCATGTGATCCGGTGGTCTCCTCGATATGCTCAGCCATGGCTCGTGCGGTATCGTGGTACCGATCTCTAGCATCCACGTAAGCATCCCAAGCCATTGAGCGCTTCATTTCAGCTACCCGATAGGGCATATATGGATTTTTCACCCACTGCTGATAGGTGTCCACCACCTTAATGTAAAGCCTTCTTAGCCTATGGATATCCATGGCTAGAATTGTGGCGCCTGATTTTACTCAATGCAAGCACAATGTGGGCAGGGATAGATTGCAGTGCCATCAAACACAGTACGTGCATCTTTACACTCCTCACAGTGAAGGGGTTTAAAGTCTTTATTAAACTCAAGTGCAGCCTCTAAACCTTGAGCTTTAATGGCCTCTACTTCAGCATCACAGAACAGGAAAAGCATCCCTGTATCTTTTTGCCTGTAGGGGCGTAACACTTTTTTATGATCAATTTTTTCACCCATGTCCATAACGCCTCATCTTGCTTTGACTTAGTTTAATCTCGATTGTTGTAAACTTTTTAGCATCCATGTTTAGAAAGTGTGCTCTTTGTTCGGGCGTATTACCTTGCTCACCCACGTACTCCAAGAATGCGTGATCAATCTCTTTAAACATATCAGCACGTATTTTTTGAAGTGGTTTAATGCCTGATCGCACCTGCCATGCGATGTGCTCAGCTATCATTCTTTTTGCTAGTCCTAAATTGTCCATAAATTACCCCCTGCCTAGTTAAGATACCGTTTGCAACGTCGTTTGAGTTTTTAATCTCATCAATTGTTTTATTGCACTCGTTAATTGCTTTTTGAATTGTGATGAGCTGATAGAGGGATAAAGCATAGACGGCAGCTGTAATGAGTAGGATAGCGTCTATCACTGTAAATCCTTTTCTGCTTTTACAAGATCGTAGGTAAGGCTTGCTTTATGATCTAAAAGCATAATGCCGTTTAGCTTTGGATCTATGATGGCTGCTGTGTAAAAGGCTTCAGCAACACCATCAGAGTGTTGAAGCAGGTATACGGTTTGATCACCAAACGCTTTTTTATATTCCTTTAGCACCTTCATGAGCTCAGATACCATTAATATCCTAGGTACCAAATGATGGGAGCTTTTAGGGTGTCTGGCATTGTGAAAGTTAAGCCTGTTTTCTTCTGAGAGAAGATGGGCTCAAGCTTAACATTTTTGTTTGAGTATGGGCAGATTTCACCGCTTGCCTCACGCTTGAAGTGAATAGGATAATCACCGCGCTCAAGCCTATATTGTTTGCCATCAATTACAAATGTACCAGCTACTTCTTCTGGTGGTCTGAAGGTGTGCATACTACAACCTTAGCGCTTGAATTACGATTAAGTAAATCACGTTTATCCAAAGAACGAGCAAACTCTTCAATAATTTCGTAAACACTTTTGGTATTACCCCTAATAAACTCTTTACCCTTTAAGCCAAAGCCATTGCAATGTGTGCAGCTATTCCACTGGCCATAGCAGGTGGTGCACTGATTTTTATCGTAAAGATCCTCAGTAAAATACACGCGCAAAGTACCTAAAATACAGCAGCAGCAGTATGGCTAATACACCAATGCTAGCTAGAAATTCAGTGAAGCGCTCCATTCGTTTTGAAGTGGTATAAAAGAATGCTTCAGTGATGAGAAAAGTAAGCCCCGCTAATCCACTGAATAGAGCGATGAGCGCAAGGTATGTAACAAGCTCCCGATTGTAACCCATTAGAACGGTACATCCTCATCGGTTAGGGTTTGCGTTTGCGTAGATTGGCTGAAATCTAGATTTGCCTCAGTGGTTTGCGCCTGATCCCATGAAAGTACGGTAACATCTTGAGCTACAATCTCGCAGCGCACACCCACGCCACCATCTTTTTTTGTATAAGCACTGATAGTAGCATTGCCTGAGGCTTCAATGAGTGTGCCTTTTTTCACGCGCTTTTGTAGGCTTTCGGCTTGCTTACCAAACACGGTAACATTCCACCACGTCGTAACACCACCCCATGTGCCATCCTCTTTTTTTCGCCATGGGCTTGCTGCTACTGAGAGGGTAAGCGCTGCCACTTGGGTTTTTGTATACCTTAATTCTGGATCGCGTCCTAGCTTCCCGATAATCTGTGCCGTTTGCTTCATATTACTCCTTAATCGAGGCTTTGATGGTTTCGGTTAAGCCCTGAAATTCAGCATCACTTAACTCATCTACTTTTGATTTTTTATACTTATCCGATACAAACGCTTTAACCTCATCGTTTGACCAGCCCGCAAGCTTCACAAGTTGAGAGACTATTGTAACTCGGTTTGATGCTTTGGGAGCTTGAGGTTGATGTGTAGAGATTGAGTTAGCATCATCCTCTTCTACTTGGGATACACCAAGCATTGCAGCCAAAGCATACCTTCTGCCATAAGAGATAGCAGCACCATAACCTTGAGCATCTTTTTTGGGCGTTGGGATTGTAAGTGTGCTTGAGATGTACTGCCCTGAAGCGTGAAGGAGTGTTGTAGTTACTGATACACCCACATCAGCACCCTCAGCGCATTGAACTACTGAGAGTTTGTTTTTAGAAAGAGGCACTCGCACCATATCCCAAATGGATGTGAGAGAAGCAAACCCGCTTTTAAAGTGTGGATTAACTTGATCTTTGATAGCTGCTGAAAACTCCGACTGAGCCATGGCAAGCGCTGTAGCCAGTGAACCTATTTCGTTAGATTTTTCCATGTTTACTCCCTGCAAAGTAAAACCCCTAGGCAAAAGCTGTGCAGGTATGGATTGCAATTACCTAGGGGCGTGATGGGATTTTTAGACACAAACCAAACCCATCTGCACTACATTTCTGAAAAGTTATACCTGCGCATGTGTCAATATCATGGCTATCATGGGATGCAAGAGGGATTTTAGAACAAATCAACCCAACAATTGTTAATATTACTTAACTATATGGATAAAAAAAACCCTCTGAGGAAAGATTGTGTTGCAAATCTACGTTCAGAGGGCATACCTTCTTAGGTGCGAACAAAAGAAAGAATGAGCTAAGGCTAGTCCTTCAGACTTATTCTTTCAAGTAAAATCGCCAATGAGTGTAATTCCTTCCGCATTGTAAAACCCAGGAATTAAAGATTCTCAATCGCTAGTCAAAGGATTGGGCAGAAATTGTACGATGTTGCCATGCCAGCCAAAGAAGAACGAGGCTAGACGCCTTCCTTCGGTTAAGTGAGTGCTTGTTATACGGTAGGACGCCAAGAATAGCAGGCGGGGAGAAACTCTCACAGCGAACATTGCTAGGATTTCAGAAGTAAAAGGAAGTACAGAGTACAAGTGGTAGTGGTGATGAGAACCGAAAGCCGCTCATCTTTGTTCGGCGGAAGCTACTGAGGTTTGGATAGTAAATGCTCCAAGCTTGAGCCGCTCCGCTGAGACGCTGCGAGTATTCTGGATAGAAGTACCGCATCTCAATCTACTGAAAGACGTAGGTAGGGGAATGGCTTTTTATTGTCTTTTAGTACAAACCATTAGTTATTAATCTTTTTCGTGTTGCATTTTCAGAACCGCGTGGTTTTCTCACCGTATGCAATTATTGCTTGGTGATTCTGCTGAAATCTTAAAAACATTACCCGCTAACTCTGTAGATGCACTTGTCACCGATCCACCCGCTGGCATCGGCTTTATGGGTAAAGACTGGGATCATCATAAAGGTGGCCGCGAGGAGTGGGTAGCGTGGCTCGCAGCGGTGATGAGTGAATGCTTGCGCGTAATGAAGCCAGGTTCACATGGCCTAGTGTGGGCAATCCCTCGCACCTCTCATTGGACAGGTGATGCTCTTGAGCGCGCTGGCTTTGAAGTGAGAGATGTTATCACACACTTGTTTGGTTCAGGCTTTCCTAAGTCTTTAGATATTTCAAAAGCCATTGATAAGTCTTTTCATTTAGAGCGCGAGCGAGTGCCTGGCGGCCAAGGTGGGGTAAACGCTATTTTAGGTAAACGCAAACCTGGCGAAGCGATTTATGGCGAAGCGAAAGAATGGAACGGATGGGGCACCGCTTTGAAACCCGCCGCTGAGTTTTGGTTTTTAATTCGCAAGCCGCTTTCAGAAAAAACCGTCGCAGCTAATGTTTTGAAGTGGGGATGTGGTGGATTGAATATTGATGGGAGTAGGATTGAAGCGAGTGACGCTGCTGCCCTTGCAAAAAATTGGGATAGGATGCAATCGCAATCGCAATCGAAAATAGCGACTGCGCTAAGTCCAAAAGAGCAAATTCATTTAGGTGCGTATGCAAACAATTCGGGCCGCTTCCCCGCTAACCTCGTTTTCTCTCACTCACCATATTGCACCGATACTCAGTGTGATATTGAGTGCGCGATTGCGATGCTGGATGAGCAGAGTGGGGTAGAAGCATCTCGCTATTTTTATTGCGCTAAGGTAAGCGCGAGCGAACGGAATACTGGATGTGATAATGTGCTATCATGGGAAAACGTGGACCTAAACCAAGCGGGCTTGGTGGACGAGTTAAGCCAACACCTAAAGGATATATCAGACGATATTCTGTTGAGCATAAAAAACACATCATGGAGCACAGACTTGTATGGGCTCAACATTTTGGAACAATACCCAAAGGGTTTGATGTACACCATAGGAACGGCATTAAAACTGATAATAGAATTGAAAACCTCGAATTACTCTCAAAGCTTCAACACAAGAGAGAACATTCTGGATGCTATCAGGACGATAGAGGCGAATGGATTAAGCCTTGCCGAAACTGTGGAAGCTCTAAACCGATCCGATCTGACTACTATAAGAGGAGAGACGGCATCTCTCCTTGGTGTAAGCAGTGCTGTATTGAAAACGCTTCTAAAAATAAAAAATCGCGCCAAACAAGGCAATATACATAGCACAGTAAAGCCTCAAAAACTCATGCGCTATCTTTGCAAGCTTGTTACACCTCCAAACGGCATCGTGCTTGATCCCTTTATGGGCAGCGGTAGCACTGGCATGGCAGCACTATCTGAAGGGTTTGATTTCGTGGGCATTGAAAAAGAAAAAGAATACTTTCAGATCGCCGAAGCTAGAATAACTGCTTGCAAAAACTACTAGCCATGCTCTTCTACCTCCATGCAGCTTCACATCCCAGTAGTAACCGATATTGACTTAATCATCCCATACGAGCGCAATGCTAAGCTACACGATGATGCGCAGGTGGTGGAGCTTGCTGAAAAGATCAAGAAGTATGGCTTCACTCAGCCGATCGTCGTGGATAAAGATAACGTGATTATAATCGGACATTGCAGGCGCTTGGCTGCATTACATCTTGGATTAAAGCAAGTGCCAGTGGTTAAGCTTGAGGCTATCAGTGAGGATGAGTGTGCAGCTTTGCGCCTATTCGATAATCGCATTGCTGAGGGGTTAGTTGATCCTGAGCTAGTACGCTTTGAACTAAACACCCTTAAGCGCCATGGAGTAGACTTATCCCTAGCTGGCTTTAAGTTACCTGAGATTGATCTTTTTTTAGATCATGGAAAACTTATCTCGGGCTTGTTTGATAAACCAAGAGCGCTGGCTGATTTTACACAAGTAAAAGATACAAAAGAACCTAAGCCCAAAATGTATGTGGATGTAAGGCAGGGCGATGTATGGAGCTTTGGCGAGAGTGCAACACTGACTATTTCTGAGTACGCTGATAAAGAGGTATTAAACGCCTTATCTAAGCTTCTTTTGTACTTTGGTGAGAAAACTGGGATAGATCCTCGTGAAGCTCAAGGCGATAGATTATCGGATAGGACACACAGTGAAAACCTTAGCTGAGGTAGAGCTTGACTACATTGTGCAGGTACTAAAGGTCTGTAATGGTAAGCGGCAAAAGGCTGCAAGGATACTTGGGGTAAGCTTTAATACCATGTATCGCAGGTGCAAAGAGCTTGAGGCTAAGGGCAGGATAAAGCGGCTTCCTGAGGCGTTCTACAAGCGCACACCCCCTAAGCGATACTTTGGGGATGAGTAAGCTCTAAAGGGCGATTACAAGCGTCTAATAGGCAATCTCAAATAGCCTCTTCACTCTAAACTGCTGCAATGATCCAAGATCAACACTATCCATGCTCCCAGTAGCCATCTGAATAGCCGGGTAGAACCTGACTGCATCAATCATGTAATGATACACAAGATATCCAGTTACCGCCGCTTGCCTATGCTTGATTAGCTCTTGCACCTGGTGTTCGGTGATATCGCTTTTGTATAGCTTATCCTCACCACGCACCTTACAGTCTATCAGCGCAATCCTGTTTTGATAGCTTAGGATAAAATCAAATGGGCTTTTTATTCTAATAAGCTTACCAAAACGCTGCTTACACCCATCAGGTACTCTCGTGCAGCTCACCCCCTCATATCTTGCCATCGCATCTATCCTTTGCTCAAATATCTCCCCACGCATCTGTGCTTGCTTGCCGATTAATCTCCTATTTACTTGCTTGCTCATAGCCATTACTTTGACCGAATGAAAACTACAATTCAAGCACGCTTTCAGTTTGATAGCTCCGAATACACCCTTCAAGACTTTGAGCTTGCTGTCCGATGGGCCATCATTCATAGGGCTATTATTAAATACGATATGAATATCGCTCAGGCTGCAAAGGCTTTAGGTATGAAGCGCACAGCATTATCTATGGTGTTAATCGTAGAAGCTAAGCGCCTAGGTAAGCGTGATCTTGTATCTAACTATGAGTTTATCTGTAAAAAACACTTTGATTATGATCTGCCATTTAATTTGTCACTTGCACACATGTTGCCTCGTGAGTTAATGCGTCACTATGTTGGCATCGTGAGGAGTGGGAAGTGAATAAGAGGCAAAGAAAAAAATACGAGAAAAAGCATCCTGAATTTGTTTGGTATGGGCAGCTACATAAACTCGCAAGGATACGCGGTAATTGGCAGTCAGTAACGATAGAAATACCCAAGATTAAATCCACTTATTATTTTGAGGACAAAAAGAAATGAACTACTCAAAATGGATCGGCGCGACGGTGAGGCACTCAAGCGCTGGTCGTCTCGTAATTAAGAGTCTTAGCTTTAACAGTGCCGGAGAAATTATTTTCTACGATACCGATGGAAGAGCTGGCTTGCTATCTCATTGCAAACGCATCCGCATCGTGAAGCGCAAGAAATCGCAGGTGCTCATTGATGCGTTGGGGCATATTAGCAAAGGCAACGATCCGGATTGTTGTGAAAGAATTTCGTCTGTTAACTTGGGTATTCACTACGAAGAAATAGCTAAAGCCGCGCTTGAGAAGTATCGCGAGAAAACGAAGGGGGCGAAGTGAAACGCGAATTTAAAATAGGCGACCGTGTGGCGGTCAAAAGGAATGGTGAGACAATCGCTCGTGGACATATTTTAGCACTTCCAGATGCTAAAAATGGTATCTATACGGTACTTAGAGAGGACGGAATACGGGATTATTATTATTCTGAGAGCCTCCGCCACTTGAAGCCAAAGACCCCACGCCGCGAGTTCTGGATATACAAGGATGTGATTAACGATGGACAAGGCGTTACAGACAAGCGCCCCGCGAATACCGATGGATGGATCTGTGTGAGAGAAGTGAGAAATAAATGAGCAATATCATTGTTATCATAGCAATCGTTTTCTTTTTCGCTACGGGCATCTCTTTGTTGCACCACTCAAAAGAATGTAGCGCAAAGGGTGGTGTTATCGTGCATGGCACACTAGGTTTTAAGTGCGTGAGGGGCATTGAGTGACCGACACAGAAAAAGATCAACTCATCTTGAAGTTAGTTAAGCAATGCAGCGAGCAAAGCCATGCTATCGGCTACGCGCTGGGGGTATTGGAGAACATATCGCATCCACCATACGAGAAGCAGTTAGGTTCGGTATGCGAGATGCTGGCTGGCCTAGGAGTTTTTCAGGGGTAAGTTGTTATCTTTAGGTTACAGGCATAAGATGTTATCTTTAGATTACAAAGGAAGAGGTGAGCGGTTAGGCGCTCGTCCCGCTGTACACGGGATGCCTTTGGCGATGTAGGTGCAATTCCTACCTCTTCCACCAAGTTTCCCGAAAGGGGAGGCGGCAAGTGATGCCACGCTACATCATAACTTGTGGGGTTTCTGGGTTGCGACTCAGTACGCTTACAACAACCCATAAGGCTTGCCGCCATTAAAATAAACGATAGAAAACCAGAAATGAAATTATCTGAAATACAATCTGATATCTTGCAGCTGAAATTCAGCTTGTCACCTATTGTAACTTGCGACGTAAACTATATTTTAGAGTTACTTTATTTTATCGAGAAAACATTAAAGGATAAGAGTATGAAAAAGAAAAAACACAGTTACACATTCAAACAAATGGCCATTGCAATCTCAAAAGAAGAAGGCAAAAAGCATGAGCTTACCATCGCACAGATTAGCGAGGTGCTAAAGATTGTTGCGGATCTTGTAAAAGCGGATGTTGAATTCTTAAAGGTTCTTTTGAAATGAGAGCTATTCAGCGTGACGATGGCTTATGGAGCCGTGAGTGTACCAAGTGTAAGTATGTTTATATTGAACCTACTATAGCGGACTTTTCTAAACACTTTCAGTCTGAGCTGGGTAAGCCTAATGGCTTGCGTGGTATGTGTAAAAAATGCTCCAAGCTAAAAAACCTACGCAAAAAGGCTACTGCAACCCATCACTCTGCTTGCTGCTAATAGCCTCAAGCTTATTACTAAACTCCTCTACAATCGCTCTATCATAAGAATACCAGCACCGACGGCTCATCTTGCATAGGCTCAATACAGCTTGCTTTAAATCTGCAAACGCTTCAGCTCGCGCACAGATCATTCCCACGCGCTCCACATCCCACGCCTCTTTTGGAATATCTCGCGTATCATCTGAGAGTGTTTTAAAACAGGCAGCTCCAAGTCTACCCATATCTCCACAGAATTCATGATTACCTACGGTAACCCTTCCACATCCACTAAGGATGAGGGATGCGGATAAGATCACCCAAACGCTTTTTAAACTCATCTGTTACTCTTTTCTCTTCTTCAGGATCTACAGTATTCTTTGCCAGCATTGCTTTAAGCTCAACCTCAGCCCGCTCATAAGCTTTTCTCTCTGCCTCTACCTTGGCATTAATCACAAGTACAGCTAGCCTCTTTGATAACTCACCATAAATAAATGAGCTAACTTTTCCAAAAATAAACTTAAATAAAAACTTAATCACTGGCAGCGCTAAGAACGGCACAGCAGCTAAAATAGCATTCCCAGCAGCACCGACAGCCTCATCAAAGATATCTTTTATTACCTTCTCACCTGCATCATACTCAGGCGATGTGCCAGGTAGCGGGCCCTCTACTTTTTCGAGATTTTCTTCAGCCACAAGAACCCATCTTTTTTAAAGTACTCCATAGCCCTCAAGATATACTTAAAGGCTATGGCTTTTACTATTTTAGATAAAATCTTATTAATCAAGCTTGAACCTTAAGTGCAGCTTTAAGCACCTGAAGGATGGCATCATCAATTTGGCCAGGGATTGCTTTTGCAATCGCATCAATTACATCCTCAGCCTTTACTGCTACTTTCATTCCAGCGGACAAGCCAAACTTGCCAACATCCAATACAAAGCGTAGCTCCCCTTCCTTGAATTCAAGATCAAACTTACCTACTTCACCAATCTTACCGTCAACAATATCTTTTTCCATGATATCTCCTTTGCGTTTATACTAACTCATTTAATACCAATAGCCAATCGTAGCCCAGTTAAGCTTAATTGTATCTAACCAATCTTTTCTGTACTTATAGGGCCTAAGCCTAACAAACGCATTCTTTAATATAGCTTCTTCAATGGTGTTTGTATTTGCATCTCCACCACCAGCCTCTATCATCGTGTATTGATCTATCCCAAAACCTACATGGCTAATATCTTTTAAGCTTTTGCCGTAAAACGATAGTACTCCAATACCAAATACTCCATGGGGCCCATCGTGTACAAACCTATCATAAAGCATCTGAGCGGTATTATCGTCTCTACCAATCTTACCAAATGCTCGTAAAATCTCGCACACAAGACCACTGCAATCTATCCCGCTTGTTTGAATGCAGTTATTGCCACCAAAAATATAGGGTGTATGAAGCATGGATAATGCGTAGGTTTTAACTATCTCCATTGTGCTTTACCTTCTGTAACTGAAGTAAAATCACTCTTAACTCTGCTAGTGTCTCTCTTATCTTTGAGATTTCAGCAGCTACCGAGCTCTCTACCTCATACTGCTTACGTTCGAAGTTATTCATGCGCTCTTTCATATCTCTTTGCTCAGATGCGAAAAAACCCATCTTCTCTTTAATGGAGTAGTACCCAAGCACCACTGTAGCAGCACCACTCATTAAAGCACCAAAGCCCACTACAATAAGTGGCCCTATGATATCATTTACGTTAACGCTCATACTCGTCTAGCTCGCCTTCCTTGGTGAACACTGGCTTTGCTTTATCCTCAGCTACAGCCATCTTTCTTAGAATTTGAGGTGCAACACCCTGCCCTTCACTCAAGGCGCTAATCGCTTGCGCTTTTTCAAGAGGCGTTAATCCCTTGGCAGAATCAATATCTTGCATCATTGAAAACTTTTGGCTCTCTGGAATTTGTACAGGTGCATAGTCCTTAAAGGTGTCAATAGATCTTACCAAGCTCATCTTAAGATACCTTTGCATCTCTTCAGGCACCTGAAGGCGCTCAATCTTTTGTACGGTAGGCATTCCCTGCATTGCTGCTACTTGCTTTAAAAGCTCCTTAGTAGCGCGTGGGCCAAACTTAGTAGTAAGAACACCAAGCACAGCGCCTGATCCCATTCCAAAACCACTGTTATCAATTAAGCCACCAGCGGTTAGTCCACCCAAGACCGTCCAAAAGTTTACGTGCTGTGAACCTGCTCTAAACTCCTTATCAAAGGCTGTAGATAGCGCTAGATTATCTACCATTTTAGAGAAATCCTGATCTGCCATCTGAGATATCATGGCTAGCTTTTTCTTGTTCTCTATGGATCTATCGTTAACAAGTGACTTTAAAAACCCTTGTGTTTGGCCAGGACGCAAAGCTGCAATAGTTCTTAATTGCTGTAATTCTTGCAAAGGCTTTTGTAAATCTACACCAGTCTTAGCTCCAAGGGCTTGAAGCGCTTGCATTTGTACAGGATCTTTACCCTGCTCAAGCGATTGAAGCTTTTTGTAAACATCTCCGCTATCACCAAACATATCTGATGCCTGTCCAAGTAACCGAGTATCCTCAGCTACCTCAGCCATCTTTTGAGCGTACTCAGGTGATCGCTCTTTAATCATCCCATCTAGTACACCCTGTACACGTTTGAAAGCGTTAGTGCCTACCGAGCCATACTCACCAGCTCTTTGATTAAAGTCGATACCATCTCTGATTTTGCGTAAAACATCACGAGATGTTTTTAGGTCTAAATGATCCGGCAAGCCCTTTAAATCATCAGATAGCATCTGAAGCTGTGCCATCGTAGCCTTGGTTGTGGGCCCAATTATTCCACCTGGGCCAGCTACATCTTTCATTACAGACTGCACTTCACCTAAGAGCATATCTCTAGGTACAGATACTTTTCCTTGCGTCTTATCTAAAATCTGCCAAGCCTCTTCACTGCCTTGGTTGACTCTATCCTTTAGGCGCTTAACAGATCCTACTACAGCATCAGAGTAATCCTGAGCTAATCCACCTTGCTTTTGTCTGATACTCTCTAGCGCATCATCAAGCTTACCCTTTGCAAGCTCAGGTGAAATCTCCTCACCACCAGCTCGTGCAAAGTCTAAATATTTTTTCATCATCTCAGGCGACACACCACCTAAAGCAGATAGCGCACCAAGGGCCATCTTTTTACCACCTTGTGCAAGTAATGATGCTCCTTCAATGCCAGCTCCAAGCTTTGCACCAAAGGCAGCCGATGCTCCAGCTTGGCCCATTACACTTGGTGCCTCTTCAGCAGTTTGAAAACCAGTAGCGCGTTTAACCGCTTGCTTAACACCCTCTTCAGCTAATGTGGCACCAGCAGCTTGTGCACCACTTGCTGCAATATTTACTAATGGCTTAACTGCCTTTGCAGCAGGTAAAACAACCCTAGCAGCACCACCAAGCGCCTTTGCACCCATTCCAGCTAACTTTGCTGCTGGGCCCACTGGTAGAACAGACCCACCAATCTCACCTGCAACATCATACATCGGTAGCTCAGTTTGTAAGCCTTTGCGTCTTGCTACATCAGCGCTATACTCTTCTTTTACTTTTTCAGGTGCAAGCTCACCAATATCCCGCTCACGGATTGCATCTAAACTTGACTGGATAATAGCATTTAATCCTGAAATAGCGGGCTCACTCACACCAGCAGTAGCACCAGAAAACAAACCCCTTGCAGCAGTCTCAGCTTTTTCTAATGCACCTGGGCCTTGATCTTGCTCCACTGGTGCTTGCTCAGATGCAAACTTAGCTTGTGCAGCTTTTAATAATTGCTCACGCTCATGTTTTGCCTTTGCTGCTGCAATTAATTCGTCTCTGCTTGGCATATTAATCTCCGATCAATCCTATTTTTTTTGCTACTGGTACTAAGTCTGGCCTATCTTGTAATACTTTTTGAAGCTCATCATTGAACGCCTCGTGCTGCATTGCAGATTGTAGCGCTACCTCAGGCTCAGCTGCTTGTGCATCTTGAGATGATGCTGCTGCACCACCGAGTAGTGCTGCTCCGCCTAGGCCAGCTGCTAAATCAGACGATGATGCTTTTTCTGGATCGAAGGCAGCAAACTTAGAGCGTATTTGTGAAGGATCGAATACTACTGCTACATCTGTAGCCTTAGCCCGCTCTTCTCCTGGGCGAAACGGGCCAGGTGTATCATATGCGTTTTTAAATATAACCCCATCATACTTGCCACTATCCTTGTATTTTTGAGCAAGCTTTGCTGCCTCAGCATTAATCATTCCACCTTCAAGATCAATTACAGCAGGATTTTTTAGCTTTAAACGGACAGGTATTACATTAAGACCTTTTGTCCAATCGTCTTTTTCTGCTTTTTTTTGAGCGTATTCTAGCTGATCCTGCGCATGTAAAAAGTCAGCTGTTTTATTTTTAATCAAGTCACTTGCATCAGATGGCCACTTACTTCTGTCCGATCCGTATTTTTTTATCATATCTCCCTGAGCTGCACCAACATCATCAATTGCAATATCTGCTGCCTTTGTTGCCCTCTTTAAGTATTCTGGTGCCGATTCTTTTGCATATTCATTCGCAAGCTCAGGAGCTTTCGAAAGATGCACTCCAAGCCCCTTGCTTGGGCCAGTAGTATTTGCGCCTAAAAGCGATGGATCAAAACCCTCAATATTGCTACCAGTGCCGTGATACCAGTCGTTACTTATCGGCTTACCTCTTATCGTAAGCTCTTCAGTAAAACCCATCTTTTCAGCACGAGCCATTCGAGAAGCTAAATCCATTGGAAGCTCTTTTGCTTCCTTATTTGCGACACTCTTAATTGCACCTAAAGCAAGAGCGCCAAGAGCTGGCTTAGATGCACCAGCCTTTGCTAATGCGGCTCCTTTGATGAGTGAGGCTACTTTTGCAGCACCAGCAGCACCAGTTAATGCCGCTTTTTCTACTGGGATAATATCCATTAAATCAGCAGATGGCTCAGCCTTACCGCTAGCAAATTCTTCACTGCCAGCCTTAGGCATAGGCCCACTGTCTAGTGTAGCTTGAGCTATTTGTTTTAAGCCCTTTGCAGCTCTACTCTCAGCGGTATCATCGTCTAACTCATCCCAGAGATTAGCCATATTATTTTCCTAAGTATTTTTTCAACTGCTCGTTACTCATGCTTTCAAAGTCCGGCATTTCAGCTGCTACAGCCTTGGTGCCACCAAGATTATCAGCAAATCGCTGAAGCGCATTTCCTTGCTTTTTCTCTTGCACAGCCTGTGGCTTTGCTTCAGCAAACCGTCTTACATCATAACCTGCTTGCTCAAGTGTACCTAAGTTTGCAGCACGCTTTTCAGCTATGATCTTTTTAAGCTGAGCAATCTTTGCAGCTGCTACCTCTTCAGTATCTGTAATGTTAGGTAGAATTTTTTGATAGCGCTCAACAAAGTCACTTTCTGTCATCTTTCCACCTTCAAGAGCCTTACCTAGGATCTGTGTGGTGGTAAGCATCTTAGCTCTAAGAGCTTGTGCTTCAGTGTTGTAAGGCATTGCACCAGCAATACGCCCCATCACTGGGCCAACATTTGCATTACTTGCACCAATTGATGATCCAAGATCGGCTAACATTTGCTCACTGCTATCAAGATCAGATAGCTGCTGAGTTTGCTCTTGGCCAAGCATCTTAGGCTTAAACTGCTCACCTAACTTTTGCTGAGCTTCCATGCGCTTAATTCTAAGCTCCTCAGCTTTAGACTTCTCTTCAAACGCTTGCTTACGTAATGCTAGATCACTTGCTTGTTTTTTCTCAGCTTGCTCAAGCGCTGCTTTTCGTTTAGCAGCTTCAGCCTCATCCATTTTGTCAAATACAGATAAGGTTTTCTTACCAGCTTGTGCACCAGCCTCTACTCCACCTAGGCCACCAAGCGCTCCACCAATACCTACAGGTGCAAGTGCTACTAAGCCCTTAAATAAAGCATCCTTCCAATCAGATGCACCAACATCCTTTTCCTTATCTTTTTCTTCAGCCATTACTTTTGCCCTGCCTTTTTAGCAGCATCACGCTGAGCTTCAGCAGCTTTAGTGCCCGCTGCAAGCTGTGCTTGAGATGCTCTATCTGCTTGTCCCAATTGTGCGTAACCAAACTCAGTAGCAAGCTGTGCTTGTTTTTCTTTGTTTTGCTGAGCGATGTTGAATTGCTGCCTTGCAAGATCCTGAGCTTCAGCGCCTGTAGCACTTTGCTCAAACTGGCCTAGTGCTTGGCGTCTAGCATCCATTTGCTTCAAGAATAACTCACGCTCTTGGTCTGCTAGCACACCTTGATTAGCTTTTTGAGCTGCTGCCATCTGTGCAGATGCTGTAGCACCACGTACACCTGAGCGGGCTTGATCCCTACGCAAAGAGCGCATCTGCCCTTGTGCAGCTTGCTGAATAGCCTTTAAATTTGTATCTCTCATGGCATTTTGTTCTTCAGCGGTAAAGCCCTCTAGATTAGCTCTACGCCTAGCCATTACATCATTAATATCTTGTGAGCGCTCACCACGTACTCTGCCTAATGAGCCTTCTGAAAACATTTCCTGTCCACGAGCTCTACCAGAAGCTAGATCCGCTTCTCTTGCAGCCTTAGCAGCCGATTGTTGCTGTGCTGCTTGTGCATCAAGCTGTGCCGTTCTTTGTTGCCAGCGTAAATCATCAGCTTGCTCTTTGGTTAATGATCCCATTCTATTCATCGCATCAGGATTATCACCTGCACCACCAAACATGTTGAGTAGCGCTGCTTTTTTTGGATCGTATTCCATTAAAACTCCCTCTCTAAACTCCACAGATCAAAGTGATCTGATGAACAAACTTTAAAGCACTGCTTAAATAATGATTTTAATCTAATCGGCTCGTTAGCTTTGCGCGTTTTGAATACTAGCCGCACTGGATCGCAAAGCTCTAATAACGCTTTACCGAGGCCAAGCCCTTCAAATTCAGGCGTGGTGTAAAGTACACTTATACTTAATACTCTATCAGCTATCTCACGATATACAAGTATGCTCACTGCAACATAGTCTATCGAACCTATCAAGATTTTATTTCCTTCTTTTAGATATCCGTAAAACCTGTTTTCTACCTCAGTAAGCTCAAAGTCTGAGCCATCGGGAAGCTTACAGGGTATCTTTTTGCTTGGATCAATCTGATTAATGTTAGCCATCGCCTGAGCTAATACAGGCAATGCCAGCCAGGCGTCGTTCTCAGTAGCCTGTCTTATTTGAAAAAGATTACTGTAATTCGGGCTGTGCCAGCTGAGGTGTTCTTTAGATAAAGTAGCTGCTGTGTCCATTGAGTATCCCCATCACACACTAAAAGCCCATTTTGATCCGATCTTACCTTAATGTAAAATCGTGGGATGGTATCAAGCTCGTTTTTAATCCCCTTTTCTTCACCTGCCTCAAACTCAAGCACCTTTACAAAGCTTTGGAAGTTATCGTCAAAACTTAATCGGTATAACCCTGTTCTAAGCTCCCTCAGTGTAGCGTTTAGCTCTACAGAAAAGTAAGCTGCAATATCGTCTATGCTTTTATAGACTTCTTTTTTAAACTCTTTCAGCGCGGAAAAGATCAAGGCTTAATCCCCATTCTGTAAGGCGTTACGCACTCAAGCTCCCATCCACTTAAGATTACGTTCTGGTGTATTTGCCCATTCTTAAACCTAAGCCTAATGGCCTTTGTTCTATCCCTAGGGAGTGAATGAGTAGAGCTACCAATAGACGGATCTCCATACTGAGTGGAGCCATACTCACTCACTCCATACCCCCCCACAGCAAAGCTCATCGTAAACTCAGCTACCGTTAAGTCTCTTTGATAGTTTGCCTCAGTATGCACATCAATCGTGAAGGAGTTATTAGCCACCTCTTCAAGCGTGAATACCTTTAGCTTAGTAAATCTCTTCAATACAGATGGTGCACCTAGAGGCTCCCATTGGGTTACATACTCCCAGGCTTGTGCATCAGATCCACCTACAGGCAAAAGATTATCAGCATAATCCCATGCATCTCCTAGCCCATGGCGCTTTGAGATTAAATGCCTCACAGTACCAGAGTATGTAGAGTATCGGTTTTCTACAAAGTAAAGCTGCTCAGTCTGAGCGGTCAAAAACGCGCCACCCATAAAGTCTAAGTTATCCCAAATAAGCCAAGCATCTCTAATATAGTCGTAGGCATACACTCGGCTATTATTGTTGGTAACGTTCTCACCACCAAGCGTGCTTGTAGCAGGTACAAAAAGTAAGTATTTATCCTCTTTTCTATCGTGTACAGCTACACATCTACGTAGGTTGAACACCTCAGATGCTACTCTGCCACTTCCTTTTTCAAACTCAGGATCAATACGAGAGGCACCTGATGGCCTACCATCTGCATCTATCGCTTCACCTAATGGACGTGGTACCTGTCCACCAGCGCTTAACCTTGGGCCCTTAGGGCTCATCCATGCAAGCGCTCCATTCACCTCTTTAATCGTCGCATGAGCTGCACACCCTATATCCTCGCTCTTAATCTCAAGCCTAAGCGCGTTTGAGCGAATATCACCAGTCAAAACACCAAACGAGTTTAAGCCCATGATGGCAAACACTTCATTGTTTGCGCCCATTCCACGAATAGGATCACCAGCAGCGGTGCCATAGATAATCTCATTACTATCAGCAGGGAAGTACTCTGCACCTTCATCACTCGAATAGCACACAAGTGAAGGGCTATCCTTTGCACCAGCTGTGAGCATTACCCCATCCCACTGGCTGATATACTTACCCCTCTTTGGGGGTGATCTATCAAATGCAGGTGGATCAAGTAATGCTCCAAGGCTACTATCCGCTAAACTATCCTCAAACGTCTGTGTGGCTGTGAACGGATTGTTAGGGATTTCTGCTACTAGATAAAATGTGGATGGCGTTACAGCACTCGTCTTATTTCGCCATATAGCGATTTTAAGATTATTACTAATCACTACATTATCAGCCACATTCACAGCAGCGCCATCAATCGTGATGGTAGTAGACGTTACAGCGGTTACATTTCTAGTTACATAAGATGCGCTTACACCATCGTAAAAGTATGCCTTACATCCCACTACAAGTGTGTGATTACCACCTGAGCCATCATCAACAGTAATTGTATTCACACCTGCTTGTGCACCATTTACGATTGCACCAAGAGCGTTATACCCAAGATTACCTAAAAGATTATTTACCGTTACATCAATATTCTTATTAGTAACGCTTAACCCTGTAGCAGTACGTGAAAGGTTACTTTCTACAAACTGCCCTGCATTATCCTCTAAAATAAACTGCTGCTGATGGTAGTAGTTATTACCTGTAATAGCACCAGCTATACCCACAGCTGATGTAGGATCTGCTGGCTCAGGAATTCCAGCTTTAGATAAGATTAACCCATCATATTTGTACACTTCAGTATCAGCGTGCGCAAAGTAGATTTTGTTTTCCATTACAACACTGCTTACATTTTCAAAATCATCTTCATTACGATTAGCCCACGCAGCTGCAAATGGGCTTGCTACCATGGAAGTTACTGCTTGTGTGTATTCAGCATTACCCACATATGCGCTTGATGTTAGATCATAATCCCTAACAATATTTAAAAACGCAGCTGGTACAGTATCGGGCCCACTCACACTTGCTGTAAATCCAGTCAAAGCATTAATAGCTGTAACCACATCCGATAAATCTACTGTGCTTACCTCATCATATCCTTGCCCTAAGCTCATGGATAAAACGACAGTGCTAGCTTCATCAATCTTTAGCTTATACTCAGGTACCGATGCATCTACGTAAACAGATAGCGCACAATAAACCGCTGCACCTGAATACGTTACAGTAAGCGTACTTTTTTTAATCTCTTTTAGCGTGCTATCAATTACAAGCTTCCTACTATCATCAGCACCAGTAGATGGGCTCCACCTTTGATACTCAAACGCTCCAATACCACCAGCGCTTGCAGCTACTACTTGATTACCCCTACGCTTTTCAGGTGATCCACTCTGCTTGTACTGCGCATTACGCATATCAGAAGCAAAGTTAATGTTACGTGTAAGATCCGTGTTTTTTAAATCTACACCATAGTGATTAGTGTAGCTTTGCTTGATCTGATATTCCATACGCTCCCCTTAGTCCCAGTCTGTTACAAGGAAGTCTGAGCTAATCAGTGGTACCCTATCTACATCTGCTGAAGGATCTGCAAAGCTATCTAAAATCATTTGCTCAAGCTGTGCTAACTCCATTCCACTCTCTTGGCTATCTGATGAGCTATCTCTACGCTGGATCTTGCTCTTGCCATACTCAATGAAATAACTCTCACAGATATCAGGCAGCATAGATTTTGATGATGCGTACTTACCTCTAATCACGTAATCATCAGCGCTAATCGTCTCACCATCTTGGAATACAAAGTAATCTAAAAACACTTCACCAGTAGATGCATCAATATCTGTGATGGGAATACCTTGAGTTTTCACATTCCCATCTTTATCTACGATGGTAATATACCCCTCATCAATAAGCGGATCTTTATCTATGATTTTACCAGTGTTTAAAAAGAGTGATGTAAGCTCACTACCAGACTGAGTAAATGTGCTTACCACTCCATACCTTTTATCAAGCCTAGGTAAATTGTACTGATAGGTAATTCTAAGCGTGCCAAATGATCTAGGTGCAGGTTGTACTAAAATCTCATTTGCACGCCTCACATACAGATAAGGAAGCCCAGTCTCAAATTGATCCCGCTCCCATAGCTGAATAGCACGCAGTGGATAATAGTTTTCTATCCTACCAGTGTTTGAATACTCTACCCGATTAATTCGAGCACCTAAGTAGCAATCTGAGGGAATAGGATAATTCTGCTGCCCAGCTGCGATATTCAGTACCTTCTCTTTTACAAATATCAGTGGGTTTTTGTTTTGAATGAGTGAGTAGATTTTATCTTGAGCATCATTGAGCGCCTGGATAAACTCATCATCCTGAATACCTGAAGTCTCAGTATAGGTAAGATTATCCGTTATACGCCGAATAGTGCTGATTAATTGATCTACTCTTCTCATATTATCCCATCAATTTTTTCTTAAGAGCTGCAATAGCGATAGCCTTTTTTTCTTGCTTGGCCATATCGTCACCACTCTCAGGCTCATCACCTTCAGCATAGGCCTCATCAGCCTCTTGCATATCCTCGCTATCACCTTTTTGCTCAATCTCAATTTCAATCTTGGGCATCAAAGGCTGTCCACAGTGTGCGCACATTCCCTTTGCACCTTCAGGTTTTTCCTTAGGCATTGCTTCCATCATTGCTTCAAAATCCATTTACGTTAAGCTCCTTCCGTAAGCGTTCATCATGTTTTCAAACGCCATGCGCTCACGGTCTGCCTGGGTTTGTGCACTTCCACCTTCTGCTTGCATCTGAGTATCAGCAGCCTTTAAACTTCCCTGCATCTCTGCCTCTTTACGGCGCTGAGCTGCTGCTGCTAATCCACCAAATAAATCTACAAGCCCTGTAATCCCACCACTAATTGCTGCTGATGCTGGATCTGCCATATTACCCCCTATGCGTAATTTAAATCCCAATCCCCAAAGTAATTAGTACCATCATAGTATAACTCGATTTTATCAATCTCACCCACTGCTTGAGACAACAAAGCCTTCTGTCCATTGGCCCACTTAACTGCTGCTGGCCATACAATATCCCTAGGCGTTGCTCCCTGTACGATAAGTAATTTGTACAGCACACCAGCTGTTGGATTAGATAAGGTCAAGGTTACATCGCCAGTAGCAGATCCAAGATCAATCTTTTGAATGCTACCGTTTGCAAAGTCCACTGTCTGTGTGGTGCCCGATGGCGTGAGTGTAGTACCGTAGTGAAATAATCCCGCATTCTTTGCAAGCTTTGGAGCTGTGACAGAGTAGTCTGTGTAGCTTGCCGTCACCATCTTGTTACCATCGCCGGATCCAGTGTGCTGATGCTGACTGATTTTAGTCCAGGTGGTATTGTAGAGCGTAACACCCCAGTTGGTAGTGCCTTGTGTGGGTATTGTTAGCTCTAATCCAAGATTAAGTGTGGTGAACGGCATATAACTCCCTCGCTATCTTTTCTGCAATATCACCAATCGCGTAAGGTACTGAGTATGGCCTCAGTGATGTTGCTCGATAATCATGATCAAAACCAATCTTGTGTAACCACTCGTGTACTAGATTTCCTACAAGCTCAGGCACAGTAGCATCATCTAAAAACCATCCAGAAATGTATTGCTGAATTACATCAGGATAAGTCCACCCAAGTACACCACGCTTGCCTGGGTATTGCACATTGATGATTACATCTACTTCACCATCCTTGTTACCATTCTGTAACTCATCACCAAGGTTAATCGTGTTTAGAATATCTTGGTTACTCATGCCATTGGCTTGGTAAAACCCTTGCACTACTTCTGTTTTGTAGATGCGCCTCCAAAACGATACTCTGTAGGTATAGCTGTAGCTAAAGTTTAGTACTGCGCTATTAAAGCTTGGGCTTGATAACACTTCACCAGCAAGCTTTGCAGCTTCAATGAGCTTTTCCTTATGCTCAGGCTTAGCGTTTTGGATTTCTACATTAACCTTCACTTGATCAGCTCCTTACAAATAAACACATCCTTCTGAGGTGTGGCTTCACACTTCTCAGCTAAGATAGGTTTTGATGCGCAGCCTGTGAATAGGAGTAGAATTAGAGCGTAGCGCATTAATCACCTACCTTTTGGAATGTAATTTCACATGCTGCAAACGTTTGCGTTGAGTTATTTCTTACATCTACAGTCTCACCAGCTAAAAGACGCATCTTTACAGATCCAGTAACAAAATCATTTAAAGTAGTATTACCTGCAATGTACCTATATTGGCTGCCGTTTTTTGCAACATAGTGAGCGCTTTGGGCACCATCTCTATTTTGCGCAATGAAATTAATTTCATACATGCCTGGGCTTGGAGCTGTTAGTACCCCAGCATTCAGTACTCCATGAGAATCTAATACTTCTGTAAGCGATACTACAGTATTTGCTGTATGCGTATGATCACCTGATGTGTACATTTGAGCATAAACATCCTCACTCGCCGCTATCGTAGCTGGGCCTGAGAGGCGTTCGATAGTAAAGAATGAGCTAGTCGCTACAGTCAATCCTGGGTTTGTGAATGTAAACACCTCTAGGTAGTCGTTCGCATTCACTTTGAATTTGTCTGAGCTATGTGTTCTTAAGAACGTATTATCACTGGCAGGAGTACCAGGATACACAACCGCACCACCGTTAATCGCATAACCGACAACGCCTTCTCCTGTTGTACCAGAGTAAGGCATGGTAGCAGTAAAGCGATATTCACCACTAACAGGGAATACATATCTGTTATTTCCTGCGTCCCACGCTGAATGCGAATCACTGGCAACATCCCACGATGTGACTTTGGTTTCTGTGAGCGACGAAATGGCTTGCGTGCCGTTTTTTGTAAATCTTGCACTGACAAGTCGCGTATCAGTATCCGAACTCATCACCGTGTTGGCAGACCAGCCGAGGATGGGTACCTCGATTTCACCCTCAAAGAAGTCACCCGCTCCCCACGTAAACGGACGTGTATCGTTAACCGGAGCGCCACCTTCTATCGGATTGCCAGCACTTGTAGAGGTTGGGAAATAAATCTGAAAGTTTGTGGTGCTGTTGTAAACAGGCTTTCCGTGGTGCTTTTGCCCGACGCCAGCTTCACGAGCGTTAAATGATCCGGGCAATGCCCACGATCCACCATCCGTAGTAAGAAGTTTACTTGTATCAATCACCATTCCTGTGGGCAGATTGATTGTAAGATCGTTTGCCTCTGTGGTATTTGTCAGAATGAAGTAATACTTAATTTTAGCGGTATCCCCTACCCGCTTCCATTTGCCAGTCCACGTAATATTTGACGTCCAAGATGTCGTAGGCGTAAATGATTGCCAATCAGTTACTGGCACACCATACGCCACATTCTGTGGGCCCACATAGAAGTTATCCATGAGGAGCGTGATAGCGCCTGAAGTAGCGTTAGCATTGTACACTACTAACCGATAACTTGCACCAGTAGCGCTCGTTTGGAAGGTAGCAAGCACAGTACCTACTCCGCTCGATTGAACAATTTGAAAACATCCTGCGGGTTGAATGAATTGAGCATTCGTTACATCGTAAATCGCGATGCCAAAAGAATTCGTCGTATTACCTGCAAAAACTCCGTTAGCTGCACCTGCCGTTACACTGTACTTAAATGCAATCGCTAAAGGCTGAGCGCGGTATGCTGGACTTACAGAAAACGCATCCGATGCTACAAAGTCACCCGCTGTAGTAGCAGCGCTATCTGCATATTGTAACGAGTAAGCACCATCTAAAGCGCCTGAGCTTTGAGCTGTAATTGCAAGTGTACCACTTGCTCCACTCCCAAATGTTGGCGTGCCATTAGGAAATTTTGAAGTAGCGTCTAAGGTTAGAGTACCTTTTACCCATGGAGTGACAGAGTTAGCCTCAAAGTCTGGATTAACGTCTTTCATCAAGTTATTTGCAGCACCACTTCCAGCGCCTAATAACTCCCAGTTAGTATCATTGCCTGTAACTTTTTTTCTGTAGACTTTTCCAGTGCTGGTGTTCAAGTACAATGATCCAGCATTGGCACTAGTAGCTGTAGCCGTCGGATCGACAGTACCGCTAAGAATATCTACAGCACCATTAAGGCTTAAATTTTGTTTTAAAGCCTTAACTTTGTTGCCTGTAAAGATTGTAGATGCCATATCTCCCCCTCAATTAACCTAAAAACTGAATACTAATTTTACCGACCGATAGCGCAGCATTAGCCATATTTCTTAAGCTAACCCTTTCAGCGCTATTCATTACTACTGGTATGATCCCATCTTCACCTGGGCCCACTACACATTGCAA